AAGTTATAATTTATTCAGCAAACAAAACAAGCGTCCGCACCAGCATCGAATCCAACATCGGCGATTACTTCACCCAAAACACGCCACTGCTCGACACGTACACGGGAGCAGCAGCCGCGTATTCACTTCGTAAACTTCGAACGGCTTATACAGGAAACGCGGTTGAGGTTTACAACGGGAGTTCATACGCTGAGATTGGCTTCAATGTATTCGGTGAACTCGATACGGTTGCACTAGCATCGCACTGCGGTTCATCCGACGGGTTTGTATCAAAGTGGTTTGACCAAGCAGGCTCGTACACGGCAGCGCAAACTACTACCGCGAACATGCCCAAGATTTACGACGGCACGACGGGCGTGGTGACGGATAACGGAAAGCCTGCGGTGGAGTTTGATGGAAGTAATGACTCAATCAATACCTCTACACTTACAGCACTAACTAATCCATTCACTGTTTTATTGGTGACAACTGTAGACGCTTCTGCCGTCAATGACGACCAGGATAGAGTCGCACTGAGCAGCGCAGGTTCTGCCTGGCAAGCTACTATGTTAATGCAAAATAATTATACACCCGATGAATTCCAAGCAGCCGCAGGTTCTTTAGTTCAAACCAATGTTGCAGTTAATAATAATCAAAACTTACACACCGCAGTTTTCAATAATTCGTCAAGTGAGTATTTTTTACGAGGTCAGTCTATCTCAACTGGAAACTTTGGAGGTCGGACTTTAGCTGGTTATAGTCTTGGCGCAAACGCAGGAAGTGCTAACTTTTTCAAGGGTACAGCTCAAGAATTTATTATTTACGACTCTGACCAAGACAGCGCAGGAAACCGCACAGGAATTGAAACCAACATTAACACCTTCTATTCTATCTACTGATGAACGGATTTATCATCGTCCTTCCAACGGACACGCAGACAAGCGAGCGCAGAGCGTACCAAATCACGCGCGAACTATACAACATAAGCCGACCCGTTTTGATACAGGCAGAAGGCGAAGCCGTCTCGACCGTGTTCGGTATTGTCGTACACCCTGACGGAGTACAGAACGCGCTGCAAGTTGATACGGACTATCTTATCAACGTACACCCAGCGGCAAACCTTGAGCGCCTTGTTGCTTGTTTTCCTGAGCTGTCAAACGATGAGCGGTACAGCCTAAGCAGTTACGTGCAGGTCAACCAAGACTTTCCCTTTGGGCATATTATTCCCAGCACTGTAACACTGCGTACACAGGAATACATGAAAGAAAATGGATGGTTTCCTGAAGAAGCAGAAATTGATTAACTTGCACCTATGAAAGTAACATTGTTAAAGGCGTGCAAGCTAGAAGGTAACAGCTGGAAGAAAGGCGATCAACCTAGCGTACATCCGTTATTTGCAAATGAGCTGGCTGCAAAGGGTTATATTGCGGCTGAAAACGATATTGAATTAAAAGAACAAGACCAAGATGGCGATATTTAACGGCACAGATTTAGGCGTGTACATTGATCAAGTACTTATTGCGGCTGCAACAGATGTATCCTTGACCTTGAACGCTGAGACTATTGACATAACAACTAAAGACAGCGCGGCATTTCGTGAGCTTTTGCCAGGTGTGCGAAGCGGCAGCATCAGCGTCAGCGGTTTGATTGATTATGTAGACGCAAGCAACAGAGACACTTTGAATCTTTATGACGCTTGGGAGAACAGGTCAGTACTAGCCTTAAAGTTTAGCAAGGCAACACTTGGGACTGGAGAAGCTAGCTTTTCTGCTAACGGTTTTATTACTAGCCTTGAGCAGTCAGGCGGCACAGAAGATACAGCAAGCTACTCAGCTACATTCGAGTTAACTGGTACAATCGACGAGACTGTTGCTACATGATAGAACTGAACGGTACGGAATACCCAGTGCGCTATTCAATGAAGGCGCTGAAGAAATTTGAACGCAAATCAAAAGTCAATGTGTTTAGTTTGTCCGATCCGTCAAAGTTGTCTGCTGATGCTTGCGCATTCCTGTGCTTTGTCGGCGTAGAATGCGGCTGCGACTTTGAAGGCATCGACTTCGATATGGAGTTGAATGAGTTCGAAGACCATATCACACTGGCACACGTCACGCAATGCTTTGACGTACTCGGTGAATATAGCAGCGAAAAAAAAGCATAGACGGCACTGGCCAGCAGATAGGCTGGGCCGATGTTATAAAAATGGGGATGGGCATATTGCGCCTGTCCCCATTTGCGTTTTGGTCTATGACGTTTGGCGAGATAAGCCTTGCACTAGATGCAAACAGAGAGAGCGAAGAGATGCGGGAGCGCATGGAGTGGGAGCGCACGCGTTGGCTTGGTTCTATGATTATGCAACCGCACCTGAAAAAAGGCCGTAAATTGCGGCCAAAGGATTTAATGCAATTCCCATGGGAGAAGCCAAAGCAAAACGCGCTTAACTTGACACATGAAGAATTGATTGCAAGAATTAAAGCACGCGACGAATGGCAAAGCTGAATGACTTAATTGTAACGATCGGGGCGCAAACCCGTCAATTTGATAAAGCGCTGGGTGCTTCCATGCGCAAGATGCAAAGGTTTGGCAAGAACACTAAAGACCTTGGCAAGTCGATGACGCGCAGCCTTACCATGCCTATTGCTGGTTTAGGTGTAGCAGCTATTAAGTCAGCGGCTGACCTCGAAACGATGGAGGTAAGCTTTATAAGCTTGACAGGTGGCGCAAAGCAGGCTGCCGATATGATGGCCAACCTGAACGAGTTTACTGCAAAGACACCGTTTCAAATTGAAGCCGTAGCCAAGTCAGCGCGGCAGCTCATTGCATCAGGCTCAGGCATTGAAGAGGTTAATCAACAGTTGCAGTTTCTTGGCGACATAGCTGCAACGAGTGGCCAGCCAATTGACGAGATAGCCGCTATCTTTTCAAAGGTTAACGCAAAGGGTAAGGTTGAGTTAGAAAGTTTAAACCAATTGGCAGAGCGTGGCATTCCAATCTTTACTGCATTAGCTGAGGCAACAGGATTGCCAGCAGATAAATTAGGCGCGGGTCGTGTGAGCGTAGATCAGTTTAATGAGGTGTTGCAGAGCTTTAGTAAAGAGGGCGGCTTTGCTGCTGGCGCTATGGAGCGGCTCAGCGAAACGGCATCGGGTAAATTTAGCACAGCACTTGACAACTTAAAGCTTGCGGGTGCTGGTTTAGCTGAGGACTTGTTACCTGTTGTGAAAGATTTAATTGATGACTTTACTGCATTCACGCAGCGCATTCAAAAGCTCTCGCCCGAAAGTAAAAAATTAGCGTTGCAAATTGCAGCGGTGGCAGCAGCCATTGGCCCTGTGTTAGTTATTGTGCCTTCATTAATTGGGGGGATTGAGGGAGTTGCTGGTGCTTTTTCTTTCCTAAACAAGACAATGTTAAATAACCCGTTTGCAATTGTAGCTACAGGCATCGCGTTAGTGGTCACAGGTTTGATTGTACTAAACAGCAAAACACTTGAGACAGCCACGGCAGTTGAGAAGTTAGCGCAGGCAAACAAAGACTTGACGCTTGAAGAACAAAAGCGAAACGTTGAGAAAGCCATTGCAGATCAACAGGCATTGGTTGATTTACTCAAAGCAGAGAAGGAGGCTAAGGATAAGATAGCAGAGAAGTTTGGAGGTAAGGCAATAGCAGAACAGAAGGAAGCTAACAAAGCATTTGAAGACGCTAATGCTGAACTATTAGAAATGCTTGGTTTGTTAGTCGACATTGACAAACAATTTCAAACCATACTAAGTAAAGAAGAGCAAGCTGCTGAAGCCTTAGCAAAAAAAATGCGGCGTGTCTTTATGCACGGCATTGAGCCACTGACTCCAAAAGCTATAGAGAATACAGTTGTAAAAGGCTTGCAAGCTATGGGCACGGCGGTGCAGGACATAACGCAAAAGGCGGCTGACAGCTTAGCACGGACGCAGCAGACAATGAAAAGTTTTGGTTTGCAAATGGCCAACAGCTTCCAAACTGTTTTTAGTCAAATTATTGAAGGCACTTTTAACTTTGAGCAAAGCATGGTAGCAATGCTGAAGCAGGTATTTGCTAAGGCGGTGGCCTTGTTGGTTGTCTTTGGATTATTAACTGCTTTGACTGGTGGCATAGGCGGTTCATTTTTTACAGCAGTAGAAGGATTAAAAGGCTTTATGACGGCAGGCTTTGGAATCCCAAAATTTGCAGAGGGTGGTATTGTAAGCGGCCCAACTATGGCAATGGTCGGCGAGTACTCAGGAGCAGCAAACAACCCTGAAGTTATTGCACCGCTGGACAAACTACAGAGTATGATGGGCGGCCAAGCTGTACAGGTGACAGGCAAAATCTCAGGCCGTGACATACTGCTAACAAGTGAGCGCAATGCAATCGACCGTAACCGCGTAAGAGGATTTTAATATGGCAGACCCAATCAGATTATTTGCAGAGTTTACAGACCAGCTTGGCACGGACTACAAACTGAACATACACCAAGACGGATACGGTGGCAGCGCTACCGAGTTTAATCTTGGATCAGATGGCTTTGTACTGCGCTACAGCGGTGACAATGAAAACCGCATGCAGCCAATAATAGGCAGCGAGGTAACGTTTACCCTTACGGAGACAGTCGCACAGCATACGGCGATGCTCACGGCCTTAGCTACGAGCGAGGACGCTGACTTTAAGGTCAGCATATTTAAAGACCCTGACGGCGCTAATACTTTGTTTTGGACGGGCGTGCTATTGCATGAACAGGTAGAGCTGCAAGATGAGGCGTACCCTATTCAGAATACCATGAATGCGGTAGATGAGTTGGGCGATTTAAAGAACGTACTGTATAATGACGGAGGCAACGCATACACTGGGCGCGAAACTGTTGTCGCGCATTTAGTCAAGGCACTAAACAAGACACGCGCTTTGCACGTCTATGGCAACACCGATGTATTCTTAAAGTATGCCAACGACTTTAAACCAACGACGTTTCTAAGCGCAAACGCTCTAACAGAATTAGAGGTCAATCATTCAGCATTTTACAACTCGGATGATGACGGTGTTGTGCAGTTTGTTAGCGCGTTTGACGTGCTGCAAAACTTTGCTACTACATTTAATGCACGTGTCTTTTTTGCTGAGGGTTATTTTTGGTTCGTACCAATTGGCGCAGTCAAAAATAATGTGACCATTAACGTGCATACGGTAACGAAGGCGGGCACGGTGAGTGGATCAACTAGCGCGGTTAACACAAGGCTTACGACAGGCAGCGATATTATAAAACTACGAGGCGGCACGACTTCATACTTGCCACCATTAAACAAGGTGCAGCGCACGTGGAAGACCGATGGCAACCTCGCTGTAGTTGGGCCAGTTATCCAACACCTCAACGACACAGCGCAGCAGATTGAGCTAGGCACTAATATGACTGACGACTCGCTCGCTTATGATGCTAGTACAGTCTTTCGTATAAACTTTAATTACGCTCACAATTACCCAGGTAACGGCACTAGCACAGGCGCGGCAGACTTCGCACGGCTTGCTTTAAAAATGCAAATTAAAGTCGGATCACTTTACTTTAATAATGCGTTGACCTTTTCAGGGACGTACGTGCTAGGCGATAGCAACGAGGGCGGTAGTGTAGCGTATACAGTAACAGAAATGAACTTCAGTGCGGGCGCGTGGTCGTCAAGTGCAGGGCATTTTCATATACCATTGCAAGCGCCTCCGAGTTATATGCAGAGAAGCACGGGCGCATTTACTGACGGCTATAACTACATTGGCAATGATTACGACAAAGACTTCTCGTTTGATTTATTGCCGCTCACAAGCGCTCAAACTGGCATAACCGTTACAGTCAACATAGAGGCTTATGCCAATGACGGCAGTGCGGTTACTGATGTTTATGATGCAACTGCATTCGGTCGGTTGTTCTTTTATCAATACGTAGTTAATGGCGGCTTGACTAATGGCGACCGCGTAGTCTATGAAGCTATAACACCTGACGCAAACCAGGAAACACTAGTGCAGAATGATGTGTTTATTGGCTCAAGTGCATTCAATGATTTCCGTAACCTGTACGAAAACGACAGCTCACCGAGTGCTATGATTGACAGCTTTGCAAGCTTTACGAGTGCAAGTGTTACACTACCAATACACCAGCTCGGAGTCAAAGAGGTGTTAGCAGGTCAAAACTTCAGCACCTTAGTGCGGCGCGGCACAGTCTACAAAAGGTTTGTTAGTCCACTAAATACAATGCAATTCTCTTCGCGTGACTTCGTTCCCTTTGAAACGAGTTTTGTTGCTGACGCTGTGCAGACAGACTACGAATCGTTTTTCTTAACCAGCAGCGACACGAATATCAGCGTGCCAGACGCACAGGTATTTGATGACAGGCCGCCAGTAGATGACACAGAACCAACTAGCGACTTACGGCATACGTACGAAGTGACTAAGGAAAAGATTGGCCCTGTAGTTTCTCGACGGTTTTTACAGCATCCAGTGCGCAGCATAGCGCACCGTGCTACCTTAAGTAACAGCGTGACAGCTACAGATTCATTTATATTTAACACATGGACAGGCGGCAACGGCACAGCTACTTTGTCATTGCCCACGGTTACAGGAAACGAGGGGCGCGTCTTACGCTTCCAAACTGATAGCACTATAGCCGCAAACAAGATTGTAGCTATAACACCTAACTCATCTGACTCAGGTGTAACTATCGACGGCGCAAGCACTTACAATTTAAACAGGGATTATGACGGCGTTAGTATCTTGTGCCATGCAAGTAACTGGTACATAATACAGAAAAAAGAGAAGTGATGGAATGGGAGATATTAGCGGCGGTGTTACCTGTAGTAGCTGGCTTGGTTGGTGTATGGGTTAACCTAAACAGCACAGTGGCAAGGCTAAAGAGCCGCGTGATCCAGCTAGAACTTGACAGCAACGAGATAAAAAGCGATATGAAAGAATTGTTAGCCGCAGTGCATAAGATTGAACTTATGATTGCTAAATTGCAGAAATGAGGTACTTCAACTATCATGAGTTTGACAGTCCTGACGCGATAGGCAGCGGCGAACACATGATGGACGACGATTTTTTACAGATGTTAGACCGCGCTCGCCACTTGGCGGGCGTTCCTTTTCGTATTAACTCAGGATATAGAACCAAGGAACACAACAAACGAGTAGGGGGCAAAGCCAACAGCGCACATTTAGCAGGATGCGCGGCTGATATTCATTGCACAGATTCACGGGCACGGTGCTACATACTTGGCGCGTTGCTAGAAGTTTCATTCAATCGCATTGGCATTTCAAAAACATTCATTCACGTGGACAACAGTTACGACGCGAGCCACGATGAAGACGTAATATGGCTCTATGACTAAGGACATACGGCCACGGATTAACGCCCAGCAAAAGCGGGCACTTGACTACCTCAGAACAAAGGAGCGGCGTATTCTAGTCATAGGTGATTTACATTGTCCCTTTGAGCTTGACGGTTACTTTGAGTTCTGCCTTGATACATACGACCGCTTTGCGTGCAACCAAGTTATTTTTATTGGTGACATTCTAGATAATCATTATGCCTCCTATCATGAGACTGACGGCAACGGGATGAGTGGAGGCTATGAGCTTCAGGAGGCAATAAAGCACGTCGATAAGTGGGCGCAAGCGTTTCCCGTTGCTGATGTAATTATTGGTAACCATGACCGTCTAATAATGCGCAAGGCGTTCAGCTCATCAGTGCCGCGCGAATGGATTAAAGACTATAACGAGGTGTTGGGTACAGCATGGAACTGGGTGGAGCGCATTGAATATGACGGCGTGCAATTCGTACATGGCGAAGGTGGCACCGCACGGACGAAGGCTAAGAACGATATGCAGTCAACGGTGCAGGG